ATCAACAATAAATTTACATGCAGCAAATGTTGGGGGAAGGTATTCACCCTTAGAATCTTCAAAAGTCCAAAGAGGTTCATATGAAACTTTAGTAGTAGGTAATTCAGGAATATTAGTATTAGGAACTATAACTAATCGTTCAAGAATAAATTTCTGATGAATCCATTGATTATATTTGGGAACTAATCTAACTTCAGTTACTGTTCTTAAATAAATATTACCATTAAAATCATCGTATGTTCCAAGTCTTTTTTCATATTGATCATCGGACCATACTACTCTCCATATTGATTGACCTGTAATTGAATCAATACCAAAATATTCAATTAATCGTTGATTTATTGTTTCGATTGATTCGGTTAATTCCATTGTTTTATCATTCAATAGATGTGCGCGTGATTAAAGTCATGCGCGCCCCGACTACTCTATTCTAGTTATACTCTTTTAGGAGATTCACCAGAATAGGCTTTATTGTAATGCCCCAACCCAATACTTTGCAGTTGAAGGGTCATAATGCATCACAACTGGTCTATTTTGAATAGGTGTCAATGCAGTTTTAATATTTCCACTGGTTAGAAATATACCAGGAGCACCATCAGTGAAAATCAACACTAACTGATGATATCCTGGCATAGGTGGAGTAATAGTAGCAATTGTTACCGTTCCAGTAACAAATGTTAATTTATGACTAGGTGCAATAGTTGCAGCGGAAGCAATAGTATTTGGAAGTTTATTCTGTTCCGATTGAGGTTCAGCAATATTATATCTATTAAGCTCTTGTGTTCCACTCATTGTTATTGGTATCCCTCTGGAATTGCCAACGCATCAATATAGGCACAAGCAGCAGGATTATTGACGAAAACCTGCATACCGTTGACCATATAGAAGATGTCAGCAGCAGTGACACCACCAGATGAGGAACGAATTTCAAAGATTTTCCTTCCATCAGTTGTATAGAAACCAATGGGTAGAATCTCTCCACGTCCCCACACTTCATCAGACACAAAGTCTATTCTACCTTTGTCTAAACTAAAATGCGGTTTATCAGGCGCACCTGCAAACTGCATTCTATCAAAATACATATCCAGACCTTCTTCTTTGGCCTGTTTTTGTATCATAATTACAGCCTGACCAATATCTTCATATGCCTGTTTTTGACATGGATGCAACCATGCTTTTGGCTTAAAGCTATTGTTCAGACCAACACGATTACCAATCTTGTTAATAGCAAGTCTCGGAAGTGGTAGACTAAGGGCAGAATTGCCCCCATTAACACGATTAGCACGAATTTCAGGAGTTGTTGCACGGCTAAAACCTAACCATGTTCCAGTTGAAGCATTGGAATGATGATAGGCAATACCATACAAAGCAGGTAGTGAATTAGGAGAAGTAATACCATCGACAACCAACAAATCAGTAGCAATTGCTCCTGCTACTGCTGGTTCAACATCGATAGTGTTATTCTCAACATCCCATTCAGTAATTTGACCTTTTCCTCGCAATGTAGCGAGGGTAGCATCAAATACCTGAACAGTCTGTCCAAATCTAACTAATCTGGCACCAAAGCCATCAGAATTCAATGTATATGTATCAACTCCACCAGCAGTCGCAACGACACCAATGGTTCCAACAACACCATTGCCAGCGCCCGATGTTAACTGTGAGTCAATCTGTCTACGTAATTCATCTAATGCAGTAGCCGTAAGACGTTTAACTGCATTAGAAATAGCTTTTCTATCATTATCAGTTGACCACTGTGTTAGTTTGGTATATTCAATGTTTTCAGAAACAAAAACAGAATTGAGAACTGCTTTATCCCAAGTAGGCCCACCACCCCGACCCAAATCTCCACCATTAGGATCGAAATACTGGAAACTTCCACCAGGTCGAATTTCTAGTGGAACTCGCATCTGTCGTTGTGAGATTACTTCTACGTCACGCTTCTTGATGTTAGCGTAGAACATATCATCACGTTCAAACAGTGTGCGAATCTTGGGAATCACACGTTCCAACTCAAGAGCTGATACTTGTGATTCTACAACTGCCATCTTCAAATTCTCCTAATTAAGCTAGTCTTCTGACATTAAAAATTCGAGTGTAGACATTCCCTGTGGAATGCCTTTACTACGGTCACTATTTCGGGAACGTGACTGTTCCTGTTTAACTGGACTTCTTTTGGAAGTCAATTCTTCTTCCTTATCACTAGTAACTCGTTTACCCATACCTTTTAAAGCTTCATTTCTGGCCTTTTTAATGACTGAAGGCAACAGTGTTTTAGCTTTAGCGATAAAGGCGCTACGAATTCTATCTGTAGAGGATTTATTGAAATCCTCCTCTGACGCGCGTTGCCACAACTTATCGACAAGAACTTTGAACCGACTATCTTTACTTATAAGACTTTCTAAAGATTCTAAAGCCTCGCGAGAAGCATTTCGACGCACATAATCAGTCATAGACTGTTTAGGATCGATATTTGCCTCAATCGTTGACTTATAAACATTATTTACACGGGTATTCAAATCATTATGAGCAGAATCAAACTTTTGTCGTGTGAACTGACGTTCTCTTTGTGTTAATTCATCTTCTTTAGTTGTATCTTTATTATCAATAGGTGTTAATGATTGAGGGGGAACAAAATCTGAACTTCCAAAGACAAATTGATTAAGAACTTGTGCAGCACTTTGTAATGCTTCATTAGATGAACGACGACCTTCAGTTACCATAGCCATAATAGTATGTTTAATAGTGTTTCCTATTACATGATGATATGCTTTATCATCAACCTTAGATAAAACAGTTAAATAATTATCAACTAATTTATTAAATGATTTGGGACTTTCTTTATGAATAGCCTTAAGCATCATTTCAGTATTTCCATTCATTAGATCAGATTCAAATTTATCTAATGTTTCAGCTTTAGATACAGCTTCTTTAGCATCATCAATTGTTGGAAGTAATTCAGTATATTGCTGTTCACGATAATATGCTTTCTCTAAATAAGGAAAATCCTTAAATAGTTTAGGATATTTAGCAAGAATTTCTTTGCGTCGAACTGGAGTCACCAATTCTAATTGTTCATCAGTTGGTTCTTCTAATTCATCTTCTATTTCACTTAATTCATCATCTTCTTCTTCTTCTTTATCTTCAATATCCTCTATTTCATCAATTTCTTCATCTTTCTTTACTTTAGTTTCCTTCTTATCAACTTTTTCTTCCTTAAATTCATCCTTAGTATCCTTAGTTTTCTTATCCTCTAATGGAATAGATTCGGTTTCATCATCTTCACCTAAAAAAGTAATAATATCTTCTTTTCCCATTGGACCTGATGAATCACCTTCATCAGGATAAAATAATGGAAATTGAATAGGATTATTGTTCCGGATTAACATTCTCTTCCCCTTGTATGGGTGCTTCTTGTTCTGTTTCTTTCATCTTTTCACCAGGAGCAGCACCTTGTTCCTGTTGAATTTGTTGAACTTGTTGTGCCTTCTGTATTTCCATATAATGCATTGTAGCATGTAACAATACATTTCTATATCCAGGTTCATTGTCAAGTTTGGTTTGACGACCAGCTTCGCTAATAATCCATTTTCGACAAATTTCAAATTCAACAGCATTATTATCAAATAATGGAATAATTTCAATTGATGGAACTTCAGGCATCATCGGATCACCTGTTTCAATTGGAGAAGAATCTAAAAGTAATTTAATTTCATCATTTTGTTTAATAACATCATCTTCACCAGGAACATAAAAATCTACAAGACCTAAAGCATCATGAATTATTGGAATGTTTTCAGGCGCAGATAGAATTTTAATTATTTCAGGATTACCATTCATTAGTAATTTTTCTACAATATCCTTCTTTTGTGCCCAAGTTAAAGGTATATTCTCATTAGCTTCGAGTTCAACTTTTCCGATTTTTCCTTCTAGGTCGGCTTTATGTATAAGAATATTTATAAAATTACCATCAGAATCACGTTGAACATCACGTTCATCATCTTTAACTTCTTTAATATACATTGGAACTACTTTTCCAAAAATAGTTTTCCACCAAATAGTAAACATTTTCCAAGTATTTTGTAATCTCTGTTGTGCCTGCGCGCGTGACATTGAATATTCACTAGCAGTTTCAGAACCTTCTAATTGTCCTCCAAATAATGATGGCAACGCGCCTGATACTAATTGCGCGAGAGATTGAATATTATTTGAGAAAGGCATTACTTCTGGACTTAATGATGCAGTTCTTAATTCATGAAAACCATCACCAAGTGATTTACCAGATTTGGGCTTAGCAGGATAAATGCCGCCTGGAACTACTTCTGTTTGTGCATATGCTTTGAAATCTAATACCACAGGATCTGCAAAAGTTTGTCCTATTCCATGCTCAATAGTTTGAAGCACTAAAGAAATTATGTCATTAGTTATTTCTTGAATAGAAGTAAGACCTTGACCCGTAGGTTCATAATATAGATAATCAGAAAGAGGGTTTTCAGTAAGAGTCCAACAGTCATCTAAAGCTTCATTATATGCTTCAGCAAATTCATCATTTGCAAAAACTACTTTAACTCCATCGGGATATAGTTTTTTTAATTTATTGGCATCTTCTTTAGGAAGAATATTGAATTTGGCAGGTCTAATCCATGCATTGTTTACTGTAACAACATTAGTAGGATACTCTCCTTGATATTGTGGTGAAAGTCTACCCCATTGATCATATTGATTATATGAACCAGCTTGATTTCCTCCTCTTAACTTCTTAATGAATTCTTTTCTATCATGTAAATGTTCATACTTTTCAATTACCAATGAATAATCAGTTTCACGACTAAATATCAAATAAGTAGTATCTTCTTGCTTTTTAGCATAATTAGAAACTTTTACATAAAGTCCACCATAAGTTTCAAGACATATACGCGATTTTGGTTCTTTAGTCACTCCAACTAGACGAGTCACAATAAATGTATCTCGTTTAATTTCAGGATTCATTAAATTTGAACAGGCCGAACATACTTCCATATCGTTATCGGGCATGAATTCATCTTCATTTTCAGGTTCAACATTATTATTATTCTGAGGTAATTGAGATTGCATAGTAGTTTGCATTGGAGCAGATTGTTGCATTTGCATTGGATTTTGTGTTTGTATTTGATTTTGAATAGGTTGTTCAGTTGATTGATTTGATTCAGGAATTATATTTTTTTCTTCTGAATACCCACAAATAGGACATGTAGATGTTTCTACTTCTTGTTCAGTTTCATCGTATTTCTTTTCGTCATATGTTCCATACTTTTTGTCTGACTTGGGATAAGAATAACATGCTACCATTCCTTCTGTGCACAAAATAAAAAGAGAATGTAACCAAAGAAGAGAAACATTATTATGTCGATAAATTAACTGAGATATTTTATCACCAGCTTTAGCAGTTGCTAAATCAAGAGTATCATCTGCATTGTCTGGAAAACATTTAATTGGTGGGACAATAATTGATAATGCAGCAATGATTGATTCAAGATATGCCTTGAATACATTAATTGGTTTATCATAATAAGATTGATTAGAATCTTCATCATTAGTTTGTTCAAAAATTCTCCAATCATGAGCTACTTCAGAATACCATATTCTTTGAAATCCCTCCCAAAGTAATTTTAGTCTGCGCCATTGTCTTATCTGTCTTTCTCTAACAGCCGAATCTTCTTTGACACAATCATCAAAGATTGATTTAAGAAGGCGTTGAATTTCTTCAGATGGATGATTTTTCATTTTATTATACTAAACTCTGATAAATTATGAAAATTTCTTAATTGATTTTCAAATTCAGTATCATAGGTTGATTGTAACATTCCTCTACGTTTTAATATATCTAAAATAGTTTGTGCATTATTTTTAGTATCTATTGAACGATTAAGTCTAGTATCATTTAATCTATTTTCAGCAGCATTTTGTAATTGTTCATTTATATTAATTACTTTTCTTTTCGGACCACCAGGATAATTACGCATACCACTTGTATTAGCATTAATTTCAAATGGATTTCGACCATATCCACTTAAAATACTTGAATTCTGATAAAGTTTACCTAAATCTTTATTCCCCAATACTTGAGCAGCATGAGTTCCTTCATGAAAAACCATATTTCTTGCAGCATCTAAGTTTAGATCCGATTTTTCTATTCCACTTTTTGTAAATTTAGTTATCAATGGAGTTGCAATTTTTTCATTAGTCATAGGAATTTCTACTGCTGCTGATGCAGTCGGAAAAAATAATTTTCCTTCTTGAGGAGACATATGAGCAGCAATTCTAGGATATTTATCTGCAAATTCCCCTAATGCAGTTTGTAATTTTGGTGATGGTAATTTTGAAGCTAATTGCCTAAATGTAGATGTGCCAGCTTCACGTAATGCTTTATTAGGAAACATACTTACTGCACCTAATGGAACTCCTGGTAAATTAGTTTTAGATTGCAATTCAGCTAAGTATGGATCAGATGTTTCATTTGATTGGAATAATTTATTAGCTAAATATCCACCAGTTGATTCATCTTCGGCAGGTTCAATTCCTAAATATCCTTTAGGTATATTTGCCAGTGCATCAATTCCTTGACTAGCATATTGTTTCCATATTGGATTCTTACTTTGAGTTTCCCTAGCAATTTTATCTTGTTTATTCTGTTCTTCAATAGATAATGGTTTAGTTTTAGGAGGTAAATTAATTCCCCATTTATTTAATAGTTTAGATGATGGACTGACATTAGGCATTATAACTAATCAAATAAATTACTTCTTTTTACCATGCATAAATTTAGACATAAAACTTTTAGTTGGGCCGGTATCGATTCGTCCTTTGGACTCATTCTTCTTTTCACTCATCATTATTGCAATAGCTTGTTTACGATTAGTTACTTTCTTTCCAGTTTTAGAACCAGAATGAAGTTTGCCACGTTTGAATTTACTCATTACTTCGCTTGATGGCATGTTCTTTATCCTCACGAGCTTGAATAACAATATCTAATTCTTTTTCTAACTCTTCAGTTGAAATTGTATTTTGTTTCATTAATTTAGCTTTAGCTCTATCTTCAGCTTCTAATAATTGTCTTCGCGCGTTCCAAGGTAAATTATGTTTGGGTAATTGTCTAGGTTCTTCCATTACCTGTTTAGCTGAATTATCCACAATAGGATTTAGTATTCTATTTAATAATTCTTTATTTTCAATTCTCAGTCTTTCCATTTCTAATTTTAGAGTTTCACATGATTGACAAGTATTAAGTTCAGCTTTTCTTTCTAAGTAATTAGTTCTAATTTCTACTAATTCTTTAAGCCAATTAAACATTATTTTACCGGTTTTAATACAATTGTTCCAGTCGAAATTGGAAATCCATCGATTTGTGGAAATGATGTTGCATAGTTTGGAAATTCTCTCGCAATTAACATATTTAATTTAGATTCAATTACAAGTAATTTAGTCATGATTGGATCTGGTTCTGGAATTGGATTAGGAATTGGA